AAAGAACAGAAGCAATGTATGGCAAAAAAGGATTTGCTCGCTCAAGGTGATTCATTTATCATCTTAGTAGAGCGATTCCATCGCTCTTGAATTTCGCATTGCTTCGCAATCGCTCATTCAGTTTTTATTGTTTAAGGTTTTAACGGTAAAGTATTGTAATGCAAGTGATGAAACATTTTGATTACTTGACACTGATGATTCAGTCACACTTAGCCCTGTTAAGGACTAAGAGAAAACTTGACACCGAAGTCCAAGCCACATCCAACTAAAGAAACTTGTTAAAGTAAGGGCGGTCACGCTGTACCCTTTTACACTCATCTTATATGACGCTACCGTATTGACCTAGTTGAAATCGTCGATACAGCATGTAGGTTGTAATAGTTCACCAGAGCCTACTCATTTTAGCTTTACTATACTAATCCCAGTTCTTTTCAAGCAATCGAACTTCGTCCTGTGAAGGATAGTGGGCGTTAGTCTCTGCTACTGCACAGAATTTCCTTCCCCAGCGCAACCCTAGTGCCTGGTTTTATGGGTGTCTAATTATATCGGCGACACTGGCCTATCAGTAGTGATCTTGTCGTTGTGAGTTTGCTAATTGAATTTGCGAAATCGCTGTGAGTGTCTACATTGCGTAGTAAATTAGCCAGGATGAGTTGTTGTACACTTTAATTATCATATGAGCCAGGATGAGTTATAGCCGTTGTTACAGCTTGTTTATTATGTGTGAGCCATGTACACGAACACTAATTTGTCCATTGTAATAATCTGTCGATTCCAATACTTTTCTATCAAATTGTTCTTTGGCCTCTATGTAAGAGCATACAGCCTTTGAATTACAGTAATGTAGAATCTCTCTAATAAAGTTATCTCTACCAAGAGATTCTACATCTTTGTTCAACTGATCATTGCTACCGTAGTATTCTTTCCAGTCTGAGTCAATCTTAGAACGAATACGCTTTTTCTTCTTGACTCCATTTTTCTGTTTGACCACTTTATAGGTAGTCTTGGAAAATTTTGCTAACTTTTTGCCAATATACATCCGATGGTCAGTTTTATTTGTTATAAGATAAACAAAACCAACACATTCTTCAGGAAGTACATCTACCACAGTACCTTGATACAGCCAAGTCATTACTTGGGAGTTGACAGGGCTTCTTTCTCGGCTGTAATCTCTTTACGGCGTTCTTTGATGGCCTTGCTCATTTCTTGCAGAGCCTTGCGAGCACGAGCGGCCGCGGCTTTGACACCTTTTGCAGTGAACTTTTCGTTTTCGCTTTTGTAGTTTTCAAACTGCTCTAACAATGTTTCGTGATTTGACATTAATGTCCCCTTAGTTAATTTCATTTACCTGTGTGTCAGTATCAAGCATGGTGAATCCGTTTTCTTTAACAACCATGAGCACATTATTGACTCGACTTGCTAACTCATCTCTATGTGAGATTAAGAAAATGTTACGATTCATTTCTCTGCCCATGGCTTTTAACACAGCCATCGATGCTTCAATACCAACACTATCCATTCCAGAATCTACTAACTCGTCGATAAACAACAAGTTCATTGGCTCTGTAAAGCTTTCATACACATCTCTAAAACTCCAGCTTAGTGCTAGAATTAAACGATTGCGTTCTCCCCTACTCAAATTATCAAAATCAAAAGTTTGACCCAATTGACTGATATCAACTTCCAAATCGCTTCTAAAAGAAACCTGATGTGGTAATTGTAACTTATCCAAGTAATAACCCAATCTGTGATTCAAATACGCAAGATTCTGTTCAATAATGCGTTTTCGGACAAATGAGTCTTTGCTTGTGAGTAATTTTAGTAAAAATTCCTGATGCTCTAGAAGCTTACTTACACGGTTAATTTCGTCCCAGCTAACCTCTGCAAGAGCTGTATTTTTAAGAGCACCGATTTGCTCTTGATAAGGATCATGTTCGGCGATCCTGTTTTCCAATTGCTTTTTTGCATTGTCAAGATTATTTTTATGAGCCATGGCATCTTCAACATTGATATATTTTGTTGAAGGACGATCTGCAAGATTGCCAATTTGTTTGACAGTGGCATTGGCCTGATCCAATGCTGTTTGTTCTTCGGCCTTTGACTTTTCAATCAGTTCAATGGCATCTTCTGCTTTTGAAATCATCACATCATGTGTTGAATCATGTACCTCTTGCCCACAGCTGGGGCATTGATGATCAACAATGGCTTCTAAATTGGATTGGGCCAAGGTCATGGCATCTGCTAACTTTTTAATGTTGCTCTGATGCATGGCCAGTTCTTTATTGGCTAACTTTAGGCGACTTTCATTTTCTTTGAATACCACCAACGAGCGATGCGCTTCGAGTTCAGCTTCAATGTCTGTATTTTCTAATTCCGTGATGGCTGAACCAAAACTGCTGATTTCATCTTCCTTCTTCTTGGCCCAGATACGGCTTCTGCGTTCTAGATCATCAATGCTGGTTTGTACTCTGACATTACTTTCTTGCAGAGCCTTGATGCGAGCATCTTCATCTCGAATCACTTCTTTGCTAGATTTAATTTGTTCTCTAAGAATTTCAGCCTTCTCACTCAGTTGTGTGATGCCCAGCAGTTCTTCAATGATATCACGCTGGTCTCCACTCTTGAGACTCAGGAACGGCTGTGTATAAGTGTTCAATGCAACCAAGTGCTTGAACATCTCAGCACTCATGCCAACCACTCTGTCAATGGCTTCTTGTGTTACTCGGTTTTCGCCTGCACCTTCATCAGTGCCTGCTTCGCTTACTTCTTGGTCGTCAACAATGAATCTCAGCAAGTTGGGTTTGCGGCCACGCTCAATGGTATACTTGTTGCCGTTTTTCTCAAACTCAACTGTAACAATCATGTTCTTGGCATTGGTCTTGTTGATCAAGTTTTCTTTGCGTATGTTTGTGAGAGCAGATCCAAATATGGCATAGCTGAGTGCATTGACAATGGTGGTTTTACCCACACCATTTCTAGCACCATCACCACCCAGGTCTAGATTGTTGCCTAGTACCAAGGTCATGCCATACTGATCCATACGAAGAGCCTGGGTAACATTACCCACGCTCATAAAATTCTTAATGGTTATATTTTTAAACTTGATCAATTGGTAAGTCCCTGATAGATATGTGCCAGTATTTGTTTGTCAATGTGAGCAGAGTCGATGGCCTGTATTTGATTAAGCACGATTGCATCAACGCTTTCAAATTTTATCTCTCCACCAGTCCACTCTGTTGCATGTTCTTCTGTTTTGCCGGGACTTAGACTGAGTTCCCGCATGTTGTATGCGTCTACCCATTGCTCTTTAATGTAGCTGGCTTCTTCGTAGCTGATGTCCACATCAATCGTGACTCTGGCAAAGGTTTGACTGTCAAACAGTTCTGCATGACGATCAATGGCCTGAGTCAAGGTAAGTGTTTTAAATTTAGGAGCCTTGTCCCAGGTTCTAAATTCTGGCTCTCCGCCGTACTCCAAGAACATACAGCCACGCTCATCATCCCAAGCATCTGCATAGTTGTGTGGAAAGCAATTGCCCATGTACACCACATTGCCTCTGCGCTGTCGTTTATGAAAGTGTCCTGAGAACACCAGCTCTTGATTGGGAAAGTGTCCTTCGTTGAGTCCACCATGGTCTGGCATTTCTACCATGGCATTCATTTTAAAGTGCGGCAGTTCAAAGTGTCCAAACACATAGCGACTCTTTAACTTTTTCATATCCTCCCATTCACTGCCAACCAGCCAAGGAACAATGGTCATGTCACCAATGGTGGTAATTTCGTCAATTAAATTGACATTGCTCAAGTGTTTGGCAAAGGGCAGTGAATTGATCTCTCGCTTCTCTCTGTATGCTAAATCATGATTGCCCATGATAACATACACCTGTTCAAAGTTTTCCGATAGATACTTGATATTTGACGTGGTATAATTTAATGTACTGACATTGACAGCGGACCTGTTGTTGTGCCAATCACCAAGGAAGATGCATGTTTCAGCACCTGCTTGCTTGGCTTCCTGGGTCATCCACTTGATAAAGTTTTCACAATCATCATTATGGGCTCTGCTGTTGTTTCTTAGGCCAAAATGAATATCTGTAAAGCATACAGCTTTTTTAAAAGGTTGAGTCATCAGTTATTGTAACATTTCTGCAAGTTTTTGTCTACATCTTTCTATTTCTTCTTTGATGTATAGTTTCTTCTTTTTCATTTCTTGGATCGACAAGTTGTCTTTGTAACTGGCCTCCATGGCACGAATTTTACGATCCATTTCATTATGTGAGTTTTCCAAATGACTAATGTGATGTCTAAGACTGTCGGCATGCATACTTGACTCTCCTTATTGTTTTAAAAAATTGAGCTAGCTCAGGTGGCTCCCATCCAAGTGGTTTTAAAACCTTGCCATCCTCACGCTTACGAACTTTTCCAGTTTCACTATCTATCTTGGCAAAGTTAGTTTTCATAACTTCTTTCCAAGCACCTTCGCCATCAGCACCCATACTATGTATCGCCCCAATGGTAACAACAAGGATGTCAATTAATGCATCTAATGTTTCAACTGCATCAGTATTATTAATTGCTTCAGTGAGTTCGGTGGTCTCTTCTTTGATAAGATTGAGATACATTGCAAACTGTTGTTGATCAAACTCACCTACAGTTTGATCGCATGCCCGCATGAACTTTTCTTGATCACGAAATGGATTCGTCATTTGTTGTTTCCCCTTCATCTACTAGAGTTGCGGCCAATGCTTCTGCATCTTTGAGAGCATTGAGTCGTTCAACTTCCGCATGGTGATGTTGCGAACTTTCCATCTGACGAGTCCAACTTGGCATTTGTCCTGAGTTCTGTAACATATCATCGCGAATATCACGCTGTCGTTTTTCTACATTAAGCACACGAGTAAAGCTGTTGGTCACAGCGGCAGTATAATAAGCAAATGGGTTTTGACTCTTGCCTTCATCAAACTGTAGGGCAATTTGTGTAAGCTGAATAAGAGCCTGTCCACGCATTTCATCCACATAGCTGTAACCTCGCCAGTTGCTTCGTAAGCTGTAACGCTCGCACAGCTTTAAGAACATGGCACCAAGTCGATTTGTAATCTGTCCGTGATCTTTGTCAAATGCGCCAGTCTTTAAATCGCCCTTCCAATGACTACGCAGTACTTCTCGCCATGTGCCATCTTCATTGATTACAAAGTGTTTGAATGGAGGAAAATTTACTTTACTACGGTGGTCAGCAAGGCTCTTGGGATTATTTTTACGACCTGGCTCTAGTGGAATATGTTCAAATGTCATAAGACGAACAACCAAGTCAGCAGTAGGAATCTTTTTTGGCACAATTTCAAATTCATCTGCTTTAGGCTTGGTACTGGCTTTGCCGCCGGCGGCTTCCCAATTGGCCAAGGCCGCTTTATGTGCAATTTGACTCAACCTACTGGCTCTAGCATCCTTTGCTAGATTGATAGCGCCTTCAGGGCAAGCTTTTGTTTTTCGGTTATGAAAACTTTTTAGGTCTGCAACAATATAGTCGTATTGTTGGAATTCTGGTGATTCCTTCCAACAGTAACTCATTTTGCTACGATGTATTTCTGCAAGAATATCTTTGTTTTTAAGATAAACTGTTTTTGTTTTTTCTTCTTCTATCACAATAAGCTCCTTATGAACTAGTATAGCAGATTCGTTTTACCTTGTCAACGGTAAAGTAGGTACATAATAAGAACGGTAAATAGACATGGAGATACCATCTATGAAGATTACCGATTTACAACCCCGTATTGTTGCCATTTATGCAGGCCGCTTTCATCCATTTCACCGTGGACATGCTGAAGTGTTTCAAGAGCTGGCCTCCAAGTTTGGCATTAACAATACTTACATAACCACCAGCGGGAAGGTAGAGCCGAATAAAAGTCCGTTTACATTTGCAGAAAAATTACTAATGATGCAGGCGGCAGGTATAACAGCTGATCATGTGGTTGAAGAAACAACTCCGTATGCTCCTCAAAATTTACCGTCTAAGTTAAATTTGAACTCAGACAAAGACATTATGGTGTTTGGCGTTGGACAAAAAGACATGGCTGAAGATCCAAGATTCACATTCTCTCCGTTGAAAGACGGATCACCAAGTTACTTTCAAAAGTACACAGGCAAAAACATGTTGCCGTTCAGCAACAAGAAAAATAAGGATGGCACTCGAGCCGGCCACGGATATGTTGTACCTGTGGCTGATGTTGAATTCAGTATTGCCGGCAAAAAAATAAACA